CGGTTCAATCCCTGCCTCCCCTGTAAAATTACCCTTTGAAAACCTCTCTTTTCTAATCTTTTCTTTGTAAATTCCTATGGCGACGTCCTCGTTCAACATTAATGAATTGGTAGCCTCCCACGGCGATAAAGGACTACTCGCGAACGCCCTCGTTGATAAGACAGCTCATGAGCAGCTTGAGGAGCAATTACAGCATCAACGCAGAGGCCGTAAGGTCTACATTCGGAACGTTCTGAGTGTAAAGGATTCTGAGGTCATCCGGAATCGGTATGGAGGAAAGTACGACCTCCATCTTACCCAGCAGGAGTTTGCTCCCCACGGCCTAGCTGGTGCCCTCCGCTTGTGTGAAACTCTCGATTGTCTAGACTCTTTCCCTTCATCAGGTCTGCGGCAGGACCTCGTCTTAGACTTCGGAGGAAGTTGGGTCACACATTACCTCCGCGGACATAACGTACACTGCTGTTCCCCTTGTTTGGGTATTCGCGATAAAATGCGCCACGCGGAACGTTTAATGAACATGCGCAAGATCATCTTGAACGATCCACAACAGTTCGATGGTCGACAGCCGGATTTTTGCACTCATCCCGCTGCTGATTGCAAAGTACAAGCCCACTTTGCTATATCTATTCATGGAGGTTATGATATGGGCTTTAGAGGATTATGTGAAGCAATGAATGCTCACGGAACCACTATTTTGAAGGGAACGATGATGTTCGATGGTGCGATGATGTTTGACGACCAAGGCACGATACCCGAACTTAATTGCCAGTGGAGAAAAATTAGGAGCGCATTCTCTGAAGCTGAAGACGTCACATCTTTGTCTGGTAAAATTGATTCCTCTGGATTCACCGGTGTGCGTAAGTTCAAGACTTTGGTTGCTTTTGATTTTATCAATGAGTCTACCATGTCGTACGTTCATGATTGGAAGAATATAAAATCCTTTCTAACGGACCAGACTTACTCGTATAAAGGGATGACTTATGGCATTGAACGATGTGTCATTAATGCGGGTATCATGACGTATAAGATAATCGGTGTGCCTGGGATGTGTCCGCCCGAACTCATTCGACATTGTATTTGGTTTCCCTCTATTAAAGATTATGTTGGTTTAAAGATTCCCGCGTCGCAGGACTTGGTTAAGTGGAAGACAGTGCGTGTTTTAACGTCAACATTGCGTGAAACTGAAGAGATTGCTATGAGGTGCTACAATGATAAGAAGGCGTGGATGGAACAATTTAAGGTTATCTTAGGTGTTTTATCTGCTAAATCATCTACCATTGTTATCAATGGTATGTCCATGCAATCTGGTGAACGGATAGACATCAATGATTATCATTACATTGGGTTCGCCATTCTTCTTCACACAAAAATGAAATACGAGCAGCTAGGAAAAATGTATGATATGTGGAATGCTTCAAGTATTTCGAAGTGGTTCGCAGCGTTGACTCGTCCGCTGCGCGTGTTTTTCTCTAGTGTTGTTCATGCGCTGTTCCCGACTTTGAGACCCCGTGAGGAAAAAGAATTCCTGATTAAGCTCTCCACCTTCGTAACTTTTAATGAAGAGTGCTCATTTGACGGTGGAGAGGAATGGGACGTGATATCATCTGCTGCATACGTTGCTACACAGGCTGTTACTGATGGGAAAGTTTTGGCTGCGCAGAAAGCCGAGAAGCTCGCTGAAAAGCTTGCACAACCCGTAGATGAGGGATCAGACAGCCCTGAGGAGCCATCTTCAACTCCTGATGATACTGCCGATGTTTGTGGAAAGGAGCAAGAAATTTCGGAACTTGACTCATTGTCGGCTCAGACACGTTCCCCCATCACTAGAGTTGCTGAAAGGGCTACTGCCATGCTGGAGTACGCCGCTTATGAGAAACAGCTACACGACACCACAGTGTCTAATTTGAAACGTATTTGGAATATGGCAGGCGGTGATGACAAGAGAAACTCCCTCGAGGGCAATCTGAAGTTTGTCTTTGACACGTATTTTACCGTTGATCCTATGGTGAATGTCCATTT